CTCTATGGCCTTGCCGTCCAGGCCGGAGCCCATATCTGGCCCATCGTCGATGAGCTGTATGCGGCCTTCATTTCGGACAGCTACTCGGACGGCTCCGGCTATGGGCCGTTCGTCCTGGGCAACGTGCTGCCCGCCACCTTCGGACGGCGCATCGGTGTCCCGAATATGCGACGTATCGCCAAGGGCGGCACGGGTCTGATTGCCACCAACGGCGGCAATTACACGTTCAAGGAGCGACTGCCTCAGGTCATCGCATCCGGACCCGACCTGGGTATCACCATGGGTTCGTCCAACGATGCGGGGCAGAGCTATGCCGCCGTCTTTGCGGCGGCCTCCGACTACCTCAAATACTGGAACGACAACACGCCGGCACCGATGTTCTGGTTCGGCGTGCCGCCCATCTCCTCCGGCACCTACAGCCAGCTTCAGACGGTAGATGGCGCGATCGCCGACGCCTGCGCGGCGCAGGGCGCGATCTTCGAGTCTCTGATGGCTGCGCCCATGCCGCTCTTTACCCATGGGGCCAACAATGGCGGCATCACATGGTCCAACAACAACACAATCTACCTTGGCGGCGACGGCACCCATCCGGTGGATAAGGGCACCATGTACGTGAGGGACGTGATGGTGGACCGCTGGCTCTATTCCATGCTGCCTCGGCTGGCGGCATGACGCGAGGCGCAAAACAATGAGCAAGACTGCCACCATCGGCGAAGACGGAACCTATCGCCTTTCCGAGCCTCTCTCCCCGTTCAATGACGGGCTTTCCTTCCCGGCCCTTGTCATCCGCGAGGCCGGCCCCGAGGGCGGATTGCTGGTGCTCGGCGTGAGCGAGGACGGACGTGAGCATCCCGCTCCTCTGCTGCCGCCTGACCAAGAGGTGACGCCGGCGACCGCCCTTGGCGCGCTGGGCTACACGCTGATTGAGGGATAGGTGTGAGGTAAAGCGGGGTGACACGGTCACCGGGGCGACGTGACCACCCTCGCACCTAGCCTCGCCTTCGATCCTTCTCAGGTCAAGGCGATCCCATGGCTGCGCTCACCAGGAACCACGGCGTCCGGTTCATCGACTCCGGCGAAGACGCGCGCACCGTCGAGGCGCCGGATTTCTCCACCATCACCATCGTGGGAACGGCCGAGGACGCCAACGCGGATGCGTTTCCGCTCGAAGCCAACGTCCATCTCTACGGCAGCGAGAGCGACACCATCGCCCTCCTCGGCGAGGCTGGCGAGATCCCGGCCGCAATCGACGACATCTTGTCGGAGGGCATCAACCCCTCGCTCATCGTCCGCCGTGTGGAGAAGAAAAGCACTCGCAACGAGTTGCTGGGATCGGTCATTGGCGACCCCTCGGACCGCACGGGCCTTTGGGGGCTGCTGGACGCCCGCGCACAGACCTCCAAGCGCCCTGGCCTCATCATCGCGCCTGGCCTGACAAACGACATCGTGGTCGGCGCGACCAGCGTCACGGTCACGGCCCAGGGCAACGGCTACACCCACGCAGAGGTCACCTTCACATCCGCCGGTGCAGCCGTGGTTCCGAAGGGCACCTGCACCATTGCCGGCGGCAAGGTGACGGCCATCACGATTGACGACGCGGGCTTCGGCATCGTGGCGGCGGTGACCGCGGCCATCACTGGCGACGGCAATGGCGCCACCGCCACGGTCACCACCGGCGCCGTCGCGAACCCTGTGGCGCTGGCCATGTCGGCCGTCTGCAAGCGGCTGCTCGCCATCGGTATTCCGGACGGGCCGAACCTCACCCGCGCCGAGGCCGCGTCCTGGGCCGCGAAGCTCAAGAGCGACAACGGTCGCTACCTTTACGCCATCGATCCGGCCATCCGCCGCTTCGTTACCCTGAGCAACGGGGACGACAGCATCCTGACCCGGCCGGCCTCGCCCGTGGTCGCAGCCCTCTTTGCCAAGCGCGACCGGGAACGCGGCGGTCCTTACTGGAGCCCCGAGAACCAGACCGCGAGCGGCATCGTCGGCACCGCCCGTCCCGTGAGTTACTACGACGGCGAGACGGACCATGAAGCCAACTTCATGATCCAGAACAGCATCAACACCTGGATTGACGGGAAGGAGCTGTTCGGCTCGGAGACGCTGGCGACCGACTCCAACTGGCGCTTCATCAACAAGGTCCGCACCGAGAACGCGATCCGCGCCTCGCTGCCCTCCGCGCTGCGCAAATGGCGTGGCGACAACTTCACCGCCCACAATGCCCTCATGATCGTGAAGACGATCGAGCAGTTCCTGGATGAGCTCGTCGGGCTCGGCGCCGTCGTGGGCTACACTCGCTATTTCGACCGCGTGCTCAACCCGAACGCCAACATGCGACAGGGCATCCTGCGGATCGAGCTGCCGCACGAGAACACGCCCGTCATCTCCGACATGCAGATCGGGATGCGCCCCTATCTCGCCGCCTTCGACATCCTCGCCGAGGACATCCAGCAGGCGCTCGGCACCCTCACGGCCTGACCGGCCCCTTAGGAGGCACCCATGGAATTCGTCCGGAAGGCCGGCAACCTGTACTGCGAAGGCATCAACGGCTGGCTCGCGCTTTCGAGCTACCAGCTCCCCAGCCCGCGCGTGAAGACCGAGACGCACCTTCCCGGCGGCGGGATCATGGAGCTGGAGGTGCCGATCGGCGCCATCGAGCCACTGGCGCTCAACTTCAACATGAAGGGGGCGGACCCGCGCTTCCTCGGCCAGTTCGGCCTCGAGCTTCAGCATGCACGCCTCTACACCATCTACGAGCTCATCCAGGATGATCTCACGGGCGTGAAGCGGGAGCGCATCATCACCATGCGCGGTGTCTTCTCCGAGGCCAGTCCTGAGGAGATGCAGGGCCGCGGAATGAAGGGCTACGGCTACCAGATCAAGTCCATCACCGATTTCGAGGACGTGATCGAGGGTTACGGGATCATCGCCCGCTTCAGTTTCCGGACCAACACCTGGCAGGGCTACGGGATCGACGTCGGCACCGACGACAACCGCATCCTGCGCATCTCCGGCTGACCTTTGCCCTGCCTTCAAACGCGTTTGAAACCGGAGTGACCGCCCGTGGAAAACCTGCCGCCGCCCATCGCCGACGCCCCTTCTCTTCCCCCCGTCGCTCCGCCGGCCGGCTCGCCGGATGCGGCTCGCCGCAACGGCGGCCCTGCGGCCGCGGTCACGCCTGCGGCATCCCCTCAGCCTCTGCCGCCTGTCGCCACCGCGTTGGATTTCGTGCAGCGGCCGTCGCGCACCGTGCCGCTCGATTATCCGTTCGTCCTGGACGGGTGCCTCATCGATCAGATCACGGTGCGACGCCTGCTGACCGCCCAGGTGGCCGCGCTGTGCGAGGGCGGCAAGACGCCCGATCCCTTCGATTGCTATGCGGTGATGACCGGCCTGCCGACGCCTGTGCTGCGGGGCCTGGATGGTGACGACGGCCAGGCGGTGGCGGAGGCCGCCTTCGATTTTTTGCCCCGACTGTTAAGGGACGCACTGTCCGACTAGCCCTCACCGACTGGCGCGATGTGGCCGGCCGCGTCTCCTCCACCTTCTCGACCAGCCTGAGCGAGGTCATGGCCATGCCGTGGGATGAACTCACGCACTGGTGGGTCGCAGCCAAGGATATTGATGGCGAGCGCTGGGCGCTGTTGCGCCGCCTGGTGAGGGGCTGAGGGATGGGCAACAATCTCGACGTCTCCCTCCGGCTGAAGCTCGTGAATATGCTGCGCGGCCCGGCGCAGCAGGCGAGAGGTGATCTCAAGAGCGTCGGGGAGGCGGCCCGCAGGCTCAACGGCACGCGCGGCGGCGAGAAGCTGGAGAAGGACCTCAACCGCGTCAGCGGCGCGGCCAGAAAGGCCACGGGAGACGTCCAGAAGCTCGATCGGGCAAGCCGTGCCCTTGGCACGGGCGGGCGGATAGGCAGCCCTGGTGGTGGGGCTGCGGCCGCCCGCATTGGGGCGTTTGCTGCCGGCTCGGGCGAGGTGGGTTCGGCGCTTGGCGTGCCCGGCATGGCGCTGGGTGCCGGCGTCGCGGCCGGAGGGGCGATTGCAGGAGGGGCCATCGCGGCCGGCCTCGCACTCAAGGCCTCCGTTCGCGAGGCCATCAAGTTCGAAGATGCTATGGCCGAGGTACGGAAGGCCGTGGATCTCGACCCGAAGGGCCTCGCCGAGATCGAGCGGACGATCCTCAAACTTAGCCGCACCACCCCCTTGGCAAAGGAAGAGATCGCCCAGCTTGTGGCCCAGGCGGGCTTTGCTGGCCGTCCGGCCGAGGATCTGGTGCGCTTCGCCACCTTTGCGGCCAAGGCCGCGGTCGCATTCGGTATGTCGGCCGAGGACGCGGGCGACTCCCTGGCGAAGCTCGGCAACGTTTTCAAACTGACCCAGGGCGGGATCGAGGAACTCGGCGATGCCATCAACACGTTGGGCGACAACACCGCCAGCAAAGAGCGGGAGATCGTCGATTTTCTGAAGAAGGTAGGCGCCAACGCCAAGACGTTCGGTTTGGCGGAGCGGCAGACCGCAGCCTTCGGCGCGGCAATCATGTCGCTCGGTGTCGCGCCGGATGTTGCCGGAACAGGCTTCACCGCGCTAATCACCAAACTGAGCACCGCAGAGAAAGGAAACAAGAAATTCCAATCAGGCCTCAAGGCCCTCGGTCTCAATGCTAAGCAAGTCACCAAAATGATCAAGGAGGGTCCTGCCGACGCCCTCCTTGAGGTGTTGCGGCGGGTGGAAAAGCTGAAGCCGGAGAAGAAGGCAGGAGTCCTTGTCGACCTATTCGGTCTCGAATACCAGGACGATGTGGGCCGGATGGCCGAGGCGCTCCCGCAGATCGTCAAAGCCCTTGAAATGGTCATGGACAAGTCCAAGACCGCCGGGAGCGTGGACAAGGCCTTTTCGATCTTCGACGAGCTGACCTCCTCCAAGATCAAGAAGATGGAGCATCAGTTCGCATCGCTCGGCACGCGGATCGGCAAGGCGATCACGCCTGCCCTCGGCGAGGCCGCCGACGCCATCGCCTCCTTCCTTGAGAAGATCAATACCGCTCTCGACCGCACGGCGGAGGCGAAGGAACTGGCCGACAAGCTCGCTTCCGGCCAGTCCCTTACGTCGGAGGAACGCGGACGCCTGAAGGACGATCCCGAGCTGAACAAGAAGTTCCAGGGCAACGTCGCGGCCAAGGATCATCCGATGATCGGCCTGCTCCAACAGCAGATCGAGCTGGAGCGGGAACTGGCGGCGGCGCAGGCGGCGGGCGCTGGGGGCGACCTGGGCGCGCAGAACAAGGCCATCGCCCTGCAGGCCGCGCTGGCTCAGATCAAGGCCGAGGTCGAGGAGGCGATGAAGCTGCCCGGTGCGGCCGAGGCCGTGTCGCAGTCCATGCGGGCGGTCACGGAGGCGGTGAGCACCGAGGGCGAGGCGGCTGTCCAGAAGGCGCAGGAGATTGCCGAGCGCATCAAGGCCCTATTCAACTTCACGGCTTCGCCGACCATCTCGCCGCAGTTCGCTCCCTCCGGCGACACCAGCAAGATGCCATCAGCGCCGCTGCCCCCATCACGGCCGAAGATGGGTGCCGCTGCGGACGGGCGGAACTATGCGCAGCACAACACCTTCCACATCACCGGTAACGATCCGGAGGCCAACGCCGCCGCCGTGCACCGCCAATTGGCGCGCCTCGGCAATTCCTCCAATGCCCTTTTCGACACGG